TTCCAATACAACCCAAACCATGGAAAACTGTTTTTTCTTTTTTTTTACTCCCGTTAAGTGTAGCGGGATGCATACCCTGAGACACTAGAATCAAGCCCGGATTGGCATTTGCCCTGCTTCTCGTGGTGATATGTATAAGTTTGGTGCGATCACTTCGCACTTATTGGGAAGAAAATCACGGGAGTGATTAATCTTCTAAATAACCAAATTTGCCGTCGTTAAAGTCATTGAACGCTTGAATAAGCTCGTCGCGGGTATTCATGACAAATGGTCCGTGAGCAGCAATGGGTTCTTGGATTGGCTCCCCTGACAATACCAATACAACGGCATCGGATTCTGCCTCAATTTCAAACTCCTCTCCGTTCCTAGAAAACAAACAAAAATGATCCTGTGGAACTTTCTCCCCATTGATCTTAACGTTACCTTCTATCACAATGGCCGCGGTTGAATAATGAGCAGGAAACAGATATGATGCAAACTCTGATTTAGTATGCCTTGGTGGCATATTCACAATAAGTCGTTTAGATTGTTTTGAAGCAATGTCTTGAAATTCATTTGCGATGATTTGATGGTGCCCCCATTTTTCCGGGTCCTCTGTTTGCCTATAAATAAAATCAGGCCACATAGCTTTCACAAACAATAGAAAGTTGTCCTGACATAGCTTTATATACTCAATCTGTCTCTTGAGTATTAAGGTTCTCAACTCATCATCAGTTAATTGATCTAAATTCATTTTCTAAGTTTTTTGATTTTGTGGGTCCCCGTTTCAATCCAGTCTAACATAATATCTATTATATATAATAATAAATACCAAACAGTAACAAAAAACATAAGTATACCCATCATAATACTAAATAAAATATTACTTATTGATTTCATACCGTTTGAGCATACACTATTTCTATTCGACTTGCTATAAACTCTACGTCAGTAGAAGTACCTTCTACTGAAACGTGGCAAAATTTGCGAAATTGCAGGATCGTGGTCGTTGGTTTTATAGAGCCTTCTATATAGATACACCGATAGCCCTTACGGGCTACCGATACAGACGTTATTGGAACTGTTTATGTACTTAACTTAGTAATTAAATAACTAAACTTATTAACTATCTTTTGTTTAAAGTTATCTATTAAAGGGTTTCCTGTATTCTCTAGGATTAACTTCTCTACTTCGCCCTCTAACATTTTATACATAACTTCATAATTTAACTTACTAATTGCGTCAGGGTCTAACTTAGTATTCTTAGTAAGTTGAGTATTAGCCGATTGTTCGGCTAATACTTTTGATATGTTCATTGGCACATTAGGCATTGTTATCACCTATTGCTTTGTACTCCGAATATTCAATATCAGTACAGAACTGATTGAATAAATCGTTGTGTTTGATTTTGAAGTTAGCAGTTTCAAACTTTTTTCTTTTACGTCTGATTTTCTGAACTCCATAACTGTTTCCATTTTCGTCTTGAACAATAACTAGGTTTTGTTTTGTTCTCTCAAACACATCAACCAAGTTTTGTTTCATCTTATCTAACTCTTTATTAAGACGATTGGATTGTAGTTTAGTTAAGGCATAAGCTAAGATGATTTTTTTCTCATCTGCTTTTAGCCGTCTTACTGTATTACTCATCATTGTCCTTTTGTTTGTGTTAGTAATACCCTGTCTTATCATATCCCACATTGAATACAAGAATAATTTGTGTCCATTTTGGGTTGTGTTCATAATGGGTCGTCCACAGACAAAACTAGAACATATTGAAAACAGAACCTAAACTAATCACATCAAACAATAATAAGATGTAAATAACTATTGCTGGTGAAAACCAAAAAATTATGCCACTCACTTCTTCCCCCTATCCTTTTCAAATAACGACATTACCCAACCCACGAGACCCAACACGAGAAGTATCGTGAAAGGTATGTGGGTAAGGATAAACAAGATAATAAAATCTACCATGAACAAGTATAAACGACAGTCTTGCCGTCCTTGATTGCCTCTTTACAGAACTTCAAGAACTTCAAGTCTTGCGACTTGTATTCCTTGACGGATTCCTCTTGGAATTGTTGACCCCAAAAGAAACCATCTGCACAGAAAGAGTTATGATAATTAGATTTAACTTCCTCTTCTAAATCTTTAACGACATCTTCAGTAATATAAACTTCATCACCTGCGTTAAAACCTAGATGAGACATATCCATAGGATTGAACTCTTTATCCTTTTCCTGTTCTCGTTGTTTCTTTAATTGTTCTGCATTTTGTTCTTCAAACTTCTTATTCATAAATGTCTGAAGTCTTGCGTGCTTTCGCCAAACAAAAACATCTTTCTGTTCTTCTTGGCTTTCTTTCTCATCATCTGAATAGTATTTTTTCCAATTTATCTTTCTATTACGTAGATGAGCATATTGGTCTAGTCCCATATTATTCTCCTTTGTTATCTCCCTTGTCTTATCATATCCCACCGATAAGTCAAATAAAAAAACCAAACGCTTTTACCACCGAAAGCATCTGGTGCCAGCACCTGTGAACTTTAGAATGATTCTAAACAAACTCTTTTCCTAATGAGAACGAGCGAGAGCTTCACGCAATGTGCGCCAGAGCCAGCACCAGGATCCCCAGTGCTGGAAACAGAACTCCCGGGTAAACGAGACCGAGCAGTAATATGAACGCAATCATGCTGCAGCTCCTGCACGCTCATGTACGATTCTAGAAGCCACTACTTCTACAGCCCACCAGGCGAGGTCATTCTTTACCTGTGCCATTGAACTAGCTTCAGGAGCCACACGGTGCACAAGATCCATTGTCTTGAGTCCCTCCTGCTGCGCGGCTTCATAAAGCTCATCCCAAATCTCCTTCTCATGTTCATCATGAAACGCAGATGTCTCTGTATAATAAATCAATCCGCTGATGCCTCCGCTGCATCCGTGTAGAACTATGTCTTCAATTGTTACTACGTCATCTTTTTCCTTTTCGAGAATCCAATCTTTTATTGTTTGCATATATATCCTTTGTTCGTTGTTAACGGACCAACACCTCAGTGGTAACGCCCGTCAGTATTAGTTACCTGTCAGATGCATCTCGGGCCCTGAAGAGTTGATCCAGTCGTATACATAAGACCAGATGGGATAGAAGTCAAGCGAAAAGTTTTGGTACTTACCGAAGAGTACCAAAAGCTCCTGGATCCAGTCCTGATGCTTTAACGTAGTTTGTCATTACCTTTATCCTTTCCTGAAACGAGAGCTTCCCACCAGATGTACCTGCTCCTGAAGACAGTAGCTGCAGGTGCACATTCATTACCGATCCGTTGAACGAGAACGAGGATTCTTGGACGAGAGCTTCGCTGCAGGTAGCTCCAGAGGGGGCTGAACACAAACAAAAAGGAAAAGTTCGCCCCCGAGAACGAGGATAAACGAGAATTACTCTCTTGCCAAGTCCAGCTCGCTGCAGGTCCCTCCAGATGCAACGTTAACAACGAACCGTTGTTCTTGCTTCATTGAACGAGAACGAGCTTTCGCTGCACGGAGATCCAGCAGCTCCCAGAGTGCATCCTGGAAGGCGGGCCAGTGTACGGGAAACGAGAACGAGAACCGAGGTTTCAGTAAACGAGGATCTGTGAACGCGGACAACGGTCTATAAAGTTTCAACTTTCTCTCCAAGAGGGCCTCATTGCAGATGAGAACCCGACCACCATGTTCAATTCGTTTATTTATCCATGATATTTGCCATTTAGATAGCTTAGGATAACCAACTTTATCCGATTTTAGCTCCATCCAAAATTCTTTACTAGCAAAGCACCCATTGATATCAGGAATACCATTCATTGTGCTAGATTCTATGCGCACTAAATGAGCTTTTGGGCAATTTTTTTTAATCCTTTGCCACAACATAGACTCACGTTTTTTCATAAATTATTCTTGTCGGTTTTCTACTCTTTCAAGCTTAGTTACACTAGATCTTAGTAACGTATTTCTGTCGGAAAATACAGCAGCTTCTGAGTCGTATGAAGCAAATGTCCATACATATTTGTGATTCTTATCAAAGATAAATGCATTAGTTATCATTTTTGCAGGTAATAATTTTTTTACTTCGTTAGCTTCAGCATGGCCCGCATCGCCACACGGATCTAACCAATAGATTCGGTATAGGTAGTATTTCTTACCACCAACGACAGCGTGTTTGTATTTACTTTTTTTCCGTCTTAACATGTATTCTACCCAATTTAAGTTTTAAATCACTGTTGTGTACTTCGTTGAACACAGTAATGAAAGAAGTCCAATTATTACTTTTCAGGTAGTTCTTTTGTCTCTGGCTTAACTTCGATCGTTTTGGCGTTGAAACCATCGATCTTGTTTGAAAGCTCTGTGAGTTTCTTCTCAAGCTCTGCACGTGACATACCCTCCAATCCTGATACTTTTACTTCTCTCTTGTCTACATATAAACCAGCTAATTGTCCTGATCTAAATTCTGCATTTATAGCTGATGCATATTGTTTATCAGAATAAGCAGCGTCAGCATATTTTTCTAATCTTTTGTATCTACGTAGTTTATCTTTTTCATATTTAGCCTTTGCCGTTTCTAACTCTTGATCTAAATATTTTACAACGTGTGGATTGTGTCTTCTTTGTGTAAGTCTACTACCAATATCTGAAAAATTTTTATCACTCTTTGCTTCGTAACCTGCTCT